TCACCATCCCTCAATCTCTATGCGAAGCATGGCCCTACGAAGGTAGGCGTAGGCCCTGCGTGGTGTGAGGGTGTTGGTGTCCACCCACCGTGACAGTATGTCGTAGGCGTCTGCGAAGTCCTCTTTACTGCCATATCGCAGTGTGATCCACACGTCTTGACGTGTTGGCTTTACCATGATGTGTCCTCGTTAGTTAGTCTGTGTCCCCCTACTCAATGCCACCGGGGATGTGGTGGTATGGGGTAAGAGGATTTGTGAGGGTGTGTCCTATGTCCTATGCATGTCCTATGTCATGAGGCTGGGGGACAGTGTGTGTCCCCCTGGTGGCCTCGTGATTACCGCATCTCGTTCTGTGCTTTCTCCCACTGGGGAAAAGAGAGAGAGTTTTGCGGGTTCTTAGTGCCCGCTTTCTCTCCGCTGGGGTAGCTAGGCCGCGCGGGCCGCATCCTTTTTAGCCTCTGCGAGCGCCTTAGCCCTCGTCGCATCGCGCTCCTTGCGCTCCGCAATCTTTTCCTCGCGTTCGACCGACTGCAAAACCCGGTCCAACTTGGTGGCGCGGGTTGTTGGGGACATTGTACCGTCTGCAGTACCCTCAACCACGGCAGCCAGGATTTCCTTGCGTAGAGCTTCCTTATCCATCGTTTGCCTCATCATGGCGCAAGAGTTCGAGCAGCATACCAGCGCGCCGATCTGGTGCTGCTGCTAGGGCACGCCGTTCGTAAGCGGCCCGTGATACGCTACCCTCATCCCATGCAACGTGCCGGGATAGGCCAGCGCGACGATTGAGCGGCCCGCACGCCTCACGATTGCGCGTGGGCAGTGGAGCCGCGTTAAACCCTGGGCTCTTAATCGTAGGCGGCGCGATGCGCTTGGCAGTCTCGCCAGTTGAGCCACCATGCGCCCGTGCTACGTCCCGGCAATCGATACCCGATAGCTTGGCGGTGCGCGATGCGCGTGGCTTGGCGCGTGCTGCTACCCCGTGCGCCCGAAGCTCTGGGTGCGCATCATAGAGGTCGGCGAGTAGTGCGGCCACGCGGTGTTTCGTGTTGTTCATCTCGATACTCCCAGGGGCGAGAGTACCTTGCACTAGGGTGGCAGTCAATCCCCAGGCCTTATGGTATTACTTGGGCCGTCAAGTAAGTTTTGAAAGAGTGTTTTGCCCCAATGGGTTACATCTTGCTATGCCCTAGTAACAAAGTGAACTCGCGCCCCGAGAGTAAGTTACAAAGATTGGGGGACAGTATTGGGCAAGCAGGCTAGAAGTACCCGCTCAAGTCCCCAACAAGTAACGGTTTTTGGAGTAATCATGGTGCTTTTTGTTCACATCCGGCGCAATAAGGCCCGATTGGTCGTTACTTGGGGCGTATAGTACCCGCAAGAACATAGTTTCGGCGTAAAGTGGCGCTATAGTCCTTGTTTTGGCTTGTCTTAGGCTCTACTTGGCCTACACTGTACCTGTACTACCAGTACTCATGTAATGGTGTTACTTGGCCTGTACTCGGGCGTTACTTGGGCACTAAGTATTCGCAAGTAAAGGCAAGTAACGGGGGTGGGGGGTTGACAGTATTCGAGTGGGGGGGTAGGGGGGGCCCTCACACCCCACAGACTGAGTAGGATATTGGATGTTCTTGTTCTGTACCCTTATCCTCTTGACACTTCCCCTCCCATAGCCATAATCCACTCATGTCCAAGGAAAAAGTCGCCGTAATAGGCCGTCCCAGCCCCAAACTCGTTCTTCACGAGGCCCTAGACCGTGCGGAAGACATGGACAGCCTCGCCCTCGCCTACATCAACAAAGAGGGCATAGTCCACCGCACTTTCACAGGCAGCCAAGGCCTCCACCTCCATTGCCTAACCAACGCCCTATTCTCCCTCTGCCTAGACGAGTTCTCTTTCGAAGATGAGTAGGCACCGCGTGCTCGTATGAGTGAAAAGATCACACGAGACCTCGTCGTCCTGGGCCAGGAGATCATCAAACGCAAATCCGAGGACCCTCTCCTCAACTGGCAGCCCACACCCAAGCAGCAGCCCTTCATCCAATCGGTCCTAGGACGCAAGGCCCGCGAAAACTGGCTCTTCGCAGCTAATAGGTCAGGCAAGTCAGATGCAGGTGCCTACATCGGTAGCTACCTAGCCCGCTTCGGCATCAACGGTGGTCCCACGACAGGCTGGGTTTCAGCCGTTGACTTCCCCACATCCCGCGACACGATCCAGCCCAAGTACTTCGATAACGGTTTTGTCCCTGCCAGCCAAACCCATGCCCCCTTCATCCCAGATGGCGAGGTAGACCAATGGCGGGCCTCTGACCAAATCCTCAAGCTCAAGAATGGCTCCATCATAGGCTTCAAGTCTGCTGACTCTGGCCGTAAGAAGTACCAGGGGGCAGAGCGCGATTGGGTCCATATTGATGAAGAGCATCCCAAGGAGATTTACGAGGAGATCACCATCCGTATCGGTGGGCGACCTCTTCGCCTATTCGGTACCATCACCCTCCTACCCCCAGAAGGCAGCACGGGTGGCGTATCCTGGATGTACGAAGGCGTTATAACCCCATGGAAGAGAGGCACCATGAAGGGAGTAGACCTCTTTGGGGCCTCTATATACGATAACCCTTATCTCGATAAAGCGGAGGTAGAGCACCTTGAGAATATCTATCCAGAAGGGTCGGTCCAGAGACGCATACGCCTAGATGGTGAATGGCTCCCTGGTATCGGTGGGGCTCGTGCTTACCCCTCGTTTGCGGAGACAGCGAATGTCCGCGCTCCAACAGACCTCGATCCTCGCCTTCCTCTATGCTGGACCTGGGACTTTAACGTGGAGCCCATGGTATCGCTGGTTGGCCAAGTACGCTCTCCTAGCCCTGGTATGGCACCCTCGCTTTTCGAGGTCCACCGAGAGTTCGTACTGGACGAGGGATCAATACAGGATATGGTCGATCTCTTCCGGCAACATTACCCTCGCCATCACGCGGAGGTCCGCCTATACGGGGACGCCACGGGGCGTGCTAGAACTGCTCAGACCAACGAAACCAACTATACACTGATCATGAACCTCATGCGCTCCTACCCAGCCCCACTCAAGATGCTGGTAGGCCAGATCAACCCACCGATCATATCTAGGCTGAACGCCGTCAATACGGCCTGCCGTAGCGAGCACGGCCAGGTCAATCTCGTAGTCAACCCCGAGTCAGAGGAGCTAATCGCAGACCTAAACAATGTCCTACTCGATCCCAACGGCAAGATACGCAAGACAACGAACCGCAAGGACCCTTACTTCAGGCGCACACATATCTCAGATGCTCTGGGCTATTGGGTTGCCTATGAGGCCCCTGTTACCCCCATGCGCTTGAACGAGGACATCTCTCGCAAGCCCATAACACGGCCAGGCTATGGCTTCGGACGCCTCAGACACTGAGCGTAAGGCCTGTCGTGTATGTGGCATAGAACTGCTTGGCGCGACCCGTAGGATTGGTGTATGCTCCAACTGCCTAGCGGAGGCAGTGCATAAACCACGCTCAGTGACCATACCAGGGCCTAGTTATGGCAGAAACAGCAAGAAACCTAGGAGTGAGCCCCAGAGGGGGTGACAAAGCCATTGTCTCTTCTATCCAACAGTTCAGGGAAGAGGCAGAAAAGGCACGCCAAACCCGCATCAAGAAGAACCGTTCTAATATCGCGGCCTACATGGGACTTCAAGATTGGCGAGGCAAGGTGGAGGGGCAATCTACTGAGTTTATCCCCAAACTCGCTATGGCCGCTGAGCAGTTTGCCGCCTTTATCAGGCGAGCCATCACGCAGGTTGGCGAAGATTGGTACACCTTCGACCTTCCTCCCCAGGCCCAGCAAATCCTCACCAACGAGAGTTGTCGCAACCTCCTCAACTGCTTCCTCAATGAAATCCCCGCAGGGATCAAAAGCACCAACATTGCTACCATCCTAGGCGATGGGGCCAAGGTAGGCGTCCTAGAGAGCCTCATCATCCTCAAAATCCACGGGCGTATGTTCGATGAGCACACATTCGTGGCTGAGCCAGGCGAGGTCTTCTTCAATTCCGATACGGGCGAGGTAGATAGGGAAGACTCATCTCTCGTTACCCAGCCCTGGTCCAGATGGCGTCTCCAGATGGATTTGGTTCGCGCCGAGGACTACTACCCCGATCCTACGGGACAGGGCCTCTACGAAATCCATCGGGTAGAGCGCGACCTCCATGATGTGATCGCTGCTGCCAAGTCCGGCCTATACAACAAGCGTATGGTCAACAAGCTGCAGGAGGACTTCAAGCGGGAGGAGGAAGATCAACGCCGCGCCGTTCTCATTGGCCAAGACGAGACCAGTCCACCCCGCTTCCGTCGCCGTGTAGTCCTAGACGAGTTCTGGGGCTCCATGCTCGATGAAGATGGCAAGATCATGCACAACAACGTCGTAGCCACCGTGGCCAACGACAAGCACCTGATCAGGAAGCCAGAACCCAATCCTATGTGGCATGGGGAAAGCCCCTTCGTCACAGCGCCCCTGATCCGTGTCCCCTTCTCTGTGTGGCACAAGGCCCTGGCCGACCACGGCACTCCCCTAGGCACGGCCATCAACGAACTCACTAACCTCATGCTCGATGGTGCCATCGCCTCTGTCTGGGGGATCAAGCAGGTGCGTATGGATGCCCTGGAGGACCCACGTCAAATCTCGGGTGGTATCCCACAGGGCGAAACCTTGGCCGTCAATAACACTCTCCCGCCCAATGCCAAGGTGCTGGAACGGGTGGATAGTGGTGAGGTCCCGGCAGATGCCATGGCCATGCTTGGCGAGATGAACCGTGAGTTCCTTGCCTCGATGCTCACCAATGAGATTAGAACAGGCTCCTTGCCAGGCCGTGAAGTCAAGGCAACTGAGGTCCTTGAGGCCTCGCAATCCGCCTCTGCTGTCCTGGACGCTATCGCCACGGACCTGGAGAACAATCTCATTGAGCCCCTGCTGCGTAAGGCCTTCTTGACCATCCTACAGAATGCAGGGGATTTGGACAGTGATCAGATCATAGGGGCAATAGGGCTGAGGTCTGCCTTCACTCTATCCCGCATGACTCCAGCCGAGAGGTACGCAACCTTTGCCCGCCCCTGTCACATTAAGGTCAGTGGGCTGAGCCAAACCCTCGCCCGTGTCCGTGACTTCCAGAAGACCATGGCCCTCATGCAGTCAGTGATGGCCAATCCAATCCTGTTCAGGGCCTTCCTCATGCGCTTCAGCGGTGACGCGACCCTGACCACGATGATGAAGCAGCTAAACATCAACCCCTCAACGATAGAGAAGACTGATGAAGAGAAGCAGGCTGTCGCCCAAGAGACGCAGGAAGTTGGCGCGGTATCTGAACTCCTTAACCCCCGCAGACAGGGTGGCGCTACAGATCAGTCTGCGCAGGGCGGGGGTGGTGCATCAGCTCAGCAGACCGGAGATACATCAACTCCTGCAGAAATCAATCAAGAAGCCAACCCACTCACAGGAGCGTTCTGATGCCTCGACCCAGGAGACCCGGCCCTATGAAGGGCCTTCAACTGATCGTCAAGGCGCGTAAGCGGGTCCAGACCATCAAGCGTCAGCAGAAGGTCATACCGCAGAGCAAGAACAGAGACATTTTGTGGCCCATTCCCAGGCCGTGAGAGCGGTGAATGAGTTTGAAAGAGGATACAGGCTCCTCGGGAAGTGATATTTGGCTGGCGGATTGGGTGAAGCCAAGTGATGTGCCAGCTAAGGAGAGTGAGGGCTGGC